AAGGGCAGTTGTTACGCCGCCAATTGCTTTTATACTTTTAGGAATACCTGTTTGAGTATTGCATCTAGACGGACCTGTTGCCACTTTATCAATATAAGATGTTAAAGTAGATGATTTTAATTCATCAAGATTTTCTTCAGCAACTTTTTTGGCCGTTGCTGTAGCAATAGCCATCTTTTTACCCATTGGCATGCCAGGATTCTCACGTTCCATAGCCATGGCAATTTCCTCTCGCTTTTTCTTTTCAGCGGGAGTAAGAGTTTTTTCTGCTAAATCTAATCTTAGTGAATTAAACTTCTTCATTTTCCTTACCTATATTTGAGGCAATTTCTTGTTTTTTATCATCCAATGCCGATGATAACTTAAATCCCAACGCATCGTTAAATCTATTAACAGCGTCATTCGAGCGATCTGCAAGAATGTCATCTACCATGTGTCTAAGAACTTCTGATGTATCCATAATTTTTACTCCGATTGATTATTTATAGGCGGCTGAACTGGTTGTCCATCCACTCCAATTACGGGCGCAGGCTCTGATTCAATCTGCGCTTCCATTGTTTCAATTTCTTCATCAGTAAAACGCAATACACTTTTCATGATATATGCTTTACTAAAATATGTTCCAACAAACGGTTGCATCTGATTTACCAAATCAATACGATTGCGTAAATTTTCTGCATCCTTAATTTCCTCAAAATACTGATCTTGAGCAAATTTATATTGAATGTGTTCTTTTAACTCAACCCAATCTTGTTCGGTAATTACACCTGTTAAGATTAATTGTGTCTTTAAAATATCATTAAATAACATGCTAAATTTCTTACGGAGTCTTCCTACAAATTTAGCAAATTTTAATTCATCACGAGTAATCTCTGTTGCTCTACCAAATGAAATACCCTGTTGAGGTTGCATTCTTGATAGGGGAACATTCAATGCCTGATATAATTTATTCTGAAAATAATTAATATCATCAATCTGACCTAGGTTTTCGCCGCCTGGCAATGTGGTAATTTCAGTACCACGGCCACCCTCTCTACGAGGCAACCAAAAGTCTTCAAGCATTGACATAAATTTACGATCATCTCTGATTTCACCTGTGGCAGAATCATAAACAATCTTATTACGATACCGAGCCATAATATCTTTTAGATATTGTTCAGCTTTTAACTTTGGCAAATTGCCAACGTCAATATAAAATATTCTTCTTTCAGGTGCTCTAGCCAATCTATAAATGACCAAAGCATCTTCCATCATCTTTAACTGGTTAACTGGTTTAATTGCCTTGTGCAAATAACTCAGTACCACATTCTTCTCAGAATCATTTAGCCCCGAAGGAATATAACTAATTGAATCTAATGAAATTTTAATTCCCTGATTTGCACCAGTAGTGGCTGTAGAATAATTTGGTTGATAATTAATACCTTTTTCATTATAGATGAAAAATTCTTCAATTGATTTAATTAAATCTACACCTGACTTTTGATCTTTATCCTTTTTAATTTCGCGAACTTTGCGAATTTTACGAGGATCAATCTGTCTTAACTCAATAATACCACGTTTTGGATTCTTTTCATCAATAATCTTTTGATAATAAATTCTACCATCAACATACCATCTACGAAAAATGTCAAATCCTTTGATATTAAATCCAAGCAATCTAACAATAGTATTAAATTGATCTTGCATTGCCTTTTTAATATTATCAGGCAAATCAAGAGCATCTACATTAAGTTGTACTGCCGCTTCGTCATCCACTGCCGCGATTGCTTCTGTTACAATTTCATCAATTGCGGTAGAACAATCAGCATACATAGATGCTTCGCGATATCGTGTAATCAATTCTGATTCAGATTTTGCAGTAGCATCCATTTCAAGATAGGTGCCAAAATAGCCGCCGCCCTGAACTGTTGCTGTGCCATCATCAGTAGTAGGTGGCACGAACGATTGTGTTCGTGCCAACTTGCTCACATCGTCACCTCGGGTAATAGTGTACCCAAACAAATTTATTGCCATTATTTAAATTCCAAAAATATTATATGATTACCGACTGAGGGCTTAACACGTCAAAATGTTGGTATTGGAATGTTACGCCAAATGTCGATAGTTGATCGTTTGCGGAAAAATCTAATCCCACAGGAGATATGTCTGTTGGGAATGATCCAATCATACGATATCTTCTTAAAATATTACCAGATCTATCCAACTGATTAACAGTTAAAGTTGCTTGATATTGAGATGGATCAGAAACACCTGTTTTTAGTGAGTTGCTTTCTATAGCGTTCATCCATTGCTCTAACCCATCTCTTAATGTAAAATCTGTATCATTAAGAATAGTACAGGTAAACGGTGCGAATACTTTATCACCGGCCAATTTAATTTCACGGCCTCTGTAATATACAGGGGTAATGCCAATTGTTTGCCCTGGTAATTCAGCAACAGTAACTAAAAAACTACTTGATCTTGCATATGCTGCGTTCAATGCGGCGATTGCAGGAGGAAATGTGAACTGAACTTCAAACTGATTGGGGCGGGCGCCACCATTCTTTAGTCTGGTTCTAAACTGATTAATATCGAATGTCGTTGCCATTTATTTTCTCCTTATTAAGCGCCAATTTCTTCAAAAGAAATTCCTGATCTTGCAGCAACAAACGTTAGAGATATAAAATTAATAGAACGAGCAGGTTTAACAAAAATGTCAGCTCTGAATTCATTTCTATCTATTACATCACCAGTGTTGTTTGTTTCGTCACAAATAACTTTAAAGTCTGAAATACCGCGACGACCTTGAACATCTCGTAAAAATGGTTCTACTAGATTTCTAAATTGTGCTCTGGTAAATGGATCGTTAAATTCAAATAATTGGAATTTTGATGCAGTTGCAATAGCTTTTTCTAAAACAATAAACAATCTGCGAACATTGATTCTATCAAACGCGCTAGGTTTTGCTAACATTGTTTTATCTCCAAACAAGACTGTTCCTTGTCCGGGGAATGCTACAACAGGATTAATACCTGCTTTGTATAAAGTATCTCTATCTGTTTTAGACGGGTTAAATGCTAATTTAACAACATTTCTAATTTGTCCACGATTGAAACCACCTGGGCTAAACCATGGCTCAGAAACATCGTCTGTTCTTGCACAAATACCAGCAATATCACCATTCAATGGAATCCAACGATATTTGTCGTTGTAACGATCATACTGATATTTCCAACCTGAATCCATAACAGCATAACTTGAATTTACGCCGCCGGATGTTGCAGATGCATTTCTCCATGCCACAACATTAGATGCTTGAGATGCAGGAGTTACATTAACAACTGACTCTAAGCTAGGTGATAAGAATACCACACAATCTTTTCTGTCTTCTGCAATAGAAACTGCTGCACTAACAACTGCTGCAACATTGCTCCATGGACCTAACGGCAATAAACTTACGTCATATAATTCGTCATTTGAGAATAAATTAAATCCTGCGATTACGTTACCTGACGCAACATTTGCATCGTCAGAGATACCTTTTGATAATGAAACGTGTAAGTTTGCGTTTAAATTCGCAAATGCTTTGCTTGCAGTTGTTGTTCCCCAGTTTGTACCAGTAGAAGGATGATCTATAGACCAAACATATTCAGATTGATTATTAATTACATCTTTGTAATAATTTGAAGAACCATCGGTGTTCTTTGCATCCGATGCTTTTGAGACATACGGATATTTTTCTAACACAGTATTTCTAACACCGGTCCATGCACCGTCTTCATCAATAACAATAACGTGCAATTCGTCATTACTACCTGATAACGTATTAGCATAAACAGAAGTACTAGGAGTACCGTTAAATTCTGCTTGATATGGCCATGCGTTTCCGGAAAACCCATTATAGGCTGCCCACGTGTTTCCGTCAACCATAGCAACTTTTAATGAGTTGCCCAACGCGCCAGGGTATTTAGCAGCGAATTCGCCCAACCCATATCCGCCGCTTGCTCTAGTACTGATAAAATCGTCATAATTTTTAATTACAATTGCGTTTGCACTTGCGTTTGCAATTGCGTTTTTAGCGACGCTTTCGTTCACAACACGAACTAGTTTTAAATTATTACCATATGCTAAGAAATTTGCTGCAGTAAAAAATGATGTAAAATTAGCGTCAGTAGGTCCTCCGAAATATTTTACTAAATTATTTTCGGAATCAACAGTGGTAACTTCCCCAACAGGTCCCCATTGGAAGGCGCCAGCGAATGCGCCGGCAGAAGTAGCAACAGAAGGGACTATTGCAGTTAAATCCTTTTCTTGTACTAGTACGCCAGGTGAAAGCTGAAATGCCATCTTATTCTCCTTAAAGATTTACATAGTTTAATAACTATTTTGATTACTATTTATTTATAAGTATAAGTTTTTAGACATTTTCCATCCATTTAGTTTTAAGTTTTTCCATTTCTTTTGCTGGATCTGCTGAAAACCATAGATCGTCACCCATCACTACCGGCTCCTCCTTTTGAGGAATCCCATCATTAATTATACCAAAAGGAGTTAGATTCTCCTCGATTTGTTTAAATTGTTCTTCATACAATGCTTTTCTCAGATTTGAATCTGTTAGATCTTTAAAGAACGGCTCGTTTGTTGCCCATGAGAATAACACCAAACACATTACCAAATCGTCATGGTAACCCTCATCCGCTTTGTGTGTTCCTCGAACTTCAATGAATGTGGATATTTCCTCAATAATTTCAGGGTCGTGTATTAGAAGTTTTGTTCCTTCTACCAAACTCTTGAATGTTGTGCATCCTAGCCGTTTTACCTGTTTTGTGGTTCTAACACCCAGTGTTGCCCCAGGAGTGAATCCACCCGACAAATATTGACCAGATTTGCTGCTACTCCCTACAAAGAATACATTTTCATATTCTAGATCAGTATACAATGAATCTGCTACTTGCTGTCCGTTGTCGTTTATTTCGACCAAACAGTATGCCTTGTGGTAATCTTTAGCTACTTTTTCTATAATGTTGGGAAATAACAACGGACTTATTCTATTACTTCGATACTTAGCAACTACTGTAAATGGATAAGATGTAATATCCATCACCGCAAACGCCGAGTAATCTCCGCCGACTCCGCGAGAAGTATCTGCCACAAGCATATATACGCGATCTTCTTCT